GCCGCTGACGCTGCTAAAGGAACCCCCGCTGCCCCCGCAGCGGCTAAAGAAGCTAAGCAAAAGAAGATCGTAGCGAGCCAAACAGAGAAGCAGGCAAACGCTGTCGATAAAAAGAAACCCGCCGAACCGCCAGTGGTAGTCGCACCGCCCGTAGAAGTGCAGCAAGAGTTGTTCCCAGAAACGCCTGCTCCTGTTGCTGCTCCTGTTGCCGCTCCTGTTGCTGTTGAAGCGCCTGCTGCTGTTGAAGCGCCTGCTGTTGCTGAAGATGCACAAGTTATGGATATCCTCCAACGGGCCCGGAAAAACCAACTCGCTGGAAATCCGCAGTTAGTATCCAAGAAGAGCGCTAAAATACTTCAAGCTGCAGGTTTGCTTAAACCTGAAGAAATGCTCATACCTATGACGGCTCAAGGGCGGATAAATGAACTCCTAAACCTCGGGCCTGCTGAAGTAAGAGCCCGTATGGCTTCCGCTACTACTGCAAAAGAGGTGCAAAATGCCCAAGTTGTTAACGATGAAGCAGTTGGAGCTGGCACTCAAGACGCTGGACTCAGCACGGAAAATGTCGGAGCTAAGCCCGATGCCGTTGAACCCGCCGCAGACGCTGAGAAGGCTATCGACGCAGGATTGGATACATCTGCAGATGGTACTGACGGATCTACAGAACCAGAGGGAAAACAGCCCCCTACACTAGACCTCTCACGGGAGCGCTATGGTCTCCCCACACCTGCGGCTCCCGCAGAAGTAACAGGGCAAACACCGCTTGTAGACCTCGCTCCACGCCAAGTCGCAGAAGTAGCCCAAAACCTCAAAGCACAATTCCCTGATCTTGTATTACAAGCGCCCGCTGCAACCGAGGCTACTCCTTCGGAAGGGGAAACACGGTATCTACCGGAGTCTGCGCTACCTCGCGCCCCCAATACCTTTGATCCTGCCGCGCAAAACGCAGCGCCCACTGGAGAACGTACAACTGCGCCTCGGCTTCCTGAATACTCCGACCTGCGTGACTTGCAGGATATGTTGGCTAGCCGGGAAACCATCGCAAACACCACTGCGCAGGAAGCTTTGGAAGTTGCTTGGAAGAACAACACGCCCGAAGAGTTCCGCGACGATTTCGCGTCATGGCAACCTGACGAGGAGTTGCAGCGCAAGCTGCCCGATATCACTACGGCTGATGATAAAGGCAAAATCCTCGAACTTGTCCAGCGCACTACCACGCAACTCGTAGGCGAAGCAAACAAGCCTGCAAGGAACGCAAAGCTCTACTTCTCGCGGTTTCGCCGCCCGATAGATGCCATCCAATACATGGCTGAGCTTATTCGTATGCAAGCTCTGCAGTACAAAGCTGAAACAGTCAAAGGGGAAAAGCCAGAAGCTTCGGAGAAAGCGTTCAACCAAGGGCATGGCATGACGACCGCGCAAAATGCTTTGGATTGGGTTATGGCTAACCTTGATCCAAGCACACAGGCCCAAGTTGCACTCTTAGTGTCCAAAGAACTAGCCCTACCCCCTGCCGCTGCTGGGCGGGTATCGGCTTCTACACGCCGTATGGCTCAGTTTGACGAAGGGCGTGAAGCGTATCAAGGAGAAGTAGATACGCAGGTCGAAAAAGAAAGCGTAGAGGCGGCGCAAGCCAAACGCGAACTGCAAAAAGCTATCTCGGAAGCTAAAGCAAAAGCTAAGGCTATTGCGGACATATCTCTATACGAAGAGCAGATTTCTCCTGAGTTAGTGCAACAACGCGCTCAAAAACGTATAGTGGATGACGCTGCAAAAAAAGCTGCCGAAAATGCACGGATTGCCGCAGAAGAAGAAATGGAAGCTAACTTCTTTCGCAGGTTGCAGGAGATCGGCTTCAACCTGAAGCCCCGTATGTCTGACATTGCTAACCTGCTTGGGCAGCGTTTGGCTTCGGTCACGCAGAACCTACTGACTAACGACAACCTGCGTACCGCCCTGTACAGCATTGCCGAAACCTCTTCGGAACCGCGCCTAGCCAAGCTGGCTATGAAGATGCGGGGGTTAGTCAAAGAGACTAAGGTGCGGATGGTAGACACTCTCTCCAGCCCTGACGGGCGCACCATGGCCGCTGCCTACGATCCGGCTACGGACACTATCTTGTTTAACCGCAGTGCCCCCGATGCGATGACTAATGTCACGGTGCTGCACGAGGTGGCTCACGCCATCACCCATAAGGCCCTGAACAGCCCTAGCCTACCTATCACGCAGCAACTTACTAAGCTGTTTGAAGACGCTCAGAAGGCTATTGGGCCCGACACTATCGGCATGAACAACATCCATGAGTTCGTAGCGGAAGCGTTCACGAACAAGATGTTCCGCGATATGCTGCAAGCATCCTACCCGAATGGCGGTAAGTTCTCCGCTTGGCAACGGTTTAAGAATGCAGTGGGTAACTTCATCCGCCGTATCTTTGGGGCTCCTGCTAACGTGCTGGGCTCTCCGATGGACGATCTGGATATGCACCTAGACCAACTGTTGGACACTTCGTCTGACGTTACGGGTCCGCGCCCTGATCCTTCTCAGGGGCTCCTCTACCGTGCATCTAATGACCCGAAAGAACTGACAGGCGTCATGGCACGTATGTTCCGCGAGGAACAGAAGTTTGGCGAACCCACCAAGTCATTCCGTGACAACTGGGCTAACCGCGCTATGGAACTGTACACAAACTTTAAGGGCCTGTTGTCCAAGGGTGTGCTTGGCTTCAGTTCATTGCTGCAGTTGTCGGATGTGGCTACAGTTGCAGGGATCAAGAACGCCCCCGACCTGTATGATGCGGTGGCTAAGCTGGACGCTTCTACGATTGCCTCTGATCGCGAAGTTCAAGCAGCCTTGATACGTATGCAGGAGTGGGCCAAAAAGTTTCCAGAAAAGCGCTCGCTCTTGAACAAGATCGTAGCCTTCTCGACCATCAACCAAGTGGACCCCGAAAAGACCCGCGATGTCTACACGCAGTACTGGCTCAAGTACGACCCGACCGGGAAGTTTGAAGATGGCATTAAGTACACAGGCTTTAAGACTGCAGCGGAGCGCGATGCTAAGCTGAAGGAGTTGCGGGACAAGTACGGCAAGGATAAAGCCAAATCCGCTGGTAATGCCAATATGGATAAGGCTGCGTTGCATGACGAGATGCAAGCAAGCTGGAAGGCTCTCGGGCCAGAAGGCCGCGCTATCTACAACCTGATGCGGATGACTTATCGTAAGCAGTTCATGGCTATGCGGGACGCTGTTGGTGGTAAAATCGACTTCGCGCTCGGAGCAAACTCTACGCTGGCAAACTCCGTCAAGAGCAACATCTACGAACGGTTCTTTGATTTCCGGTCGCTCGAACCCTACTTCCCGCTCGTCCGTAAGGGCGAGTTCTGGATGCAATACACTGTGCGTGACCCCGTAACCGGGGAAGATGAAGTGGTGAAGGAAGCCTTCGAGACCCGCGCAGAGCGGGATCGTGTGCGGTCTCTCCTGAAATCGGAAGTCCCGCAGGTCGCCCTAGACGCAAACGGCAACCCAGAAGTTCTTATGTATGAGAACAGCGGCCTAGAGCGCAGCCGTATCGGTGCGCCAGAGACCAAGTTTGTACGCGATGTGCTTAGTGCGCTTGTCGCAAACAAGGTAAGCGAAAAGGCTCAAAATGAAATCTCAGAGCTCTTCATCGACGCTTTGCCGGAAACAAGTTTTGCACGTGCTATCAAAGGCCGTAGTGGCGTGCGCGGGTTCGAGTCTGACGCATTAGAAGCTTTCCGTCTTAAAGCCTTCACTCTTGGTCGTCAGGCCGCACGGTATCCGTTTATGCAGCGGGTTCAGGAAGTTCGTGATGCTATCGCCGCACAGGGTACAGGGTCGGCCACTAATGATCCTGTGCGTATGGCGTTGATCAAAGAACTTGTCATGCGTGCCGATACCGCTATGCACCCGCCGCAGGGCGCTTGGCAGGAAGTAGCCAAGGCAGCTAACCAGTTTGCCTTCACCTACACTCTCGGCCTGAACATCTCGTCTGCACTCGTCAACCTATCGGCAGTGCCGATTGTGATGGTCCCATATCTGTCTGGTAAGTATGGGTTGGCTAACACCACCCGCGCTACCCGTGCGGCTTACAAGCTGTTCTTGAACAGCGGGTTCAATACAACCCTCACTACGGCTACGAACGATGTGGTCAACGTGAAAGCTAGCCCATCTATCGACAACTACTTTGAGTTGAAGGACGTAAACGGCAAAATGGAGTACGTGCTGCGCACGGACTTGAACCTGTCTGACGCGCAGAAAAAACAAATGCAGGATATGCTGCCGCTGGTTAAGCTGGCTGCAGCGCAGGGGCTCCTAAGCCGTTCTCTTACTTACGACACTCTCGGCCTTGAAAACTTCGGGCAGAACAAGACTATGCTGGATAAGCTGAGTATGCTGCAGGGGCTTCCGTTCCACATGGTCGAACGGTCAAACCGTCAGGTCAGCTTGATGGCCTCTTACCAGATGGAACTTGATCGTCTGCGTAAGAACCCGACCGCAGCAGAGAAGTCTATGACTGACGCACAGAAGCAGGAACAGGCGGCGGAGAAGGCTGCGTACATGACTGCGGAGATGCACGGTACTCACACGCTATCTACTGCACCGCGCTACGCGCAGAGCGGTCTTGGGCGCATTGCGATGATGTTTAAAAGCTACGGCCTGAACATCGCCTATATGCAGTTTAAAATGCTGAAGCAGGGCTGTGAAAACTTGTTCCCCGGAAACGATGCAGAGGCACGGGCGCTGCGCAACACCGCCTTCAAGCAGCTTCTGGGGCTGCAACTCTCCACGGCTCTTATTGCAGGTGTGTCGGGTGTCCCGCTCTACGGCCTGTACCGCATGGTCGCCAATATGTTCCTTGGTGATGACGAAGAAGATGCCGATATGCTGACCCGTAAGGCTCTGGGGGAATGGGCATTCCGCGGCCCGCTAACAGAGGCACTGGGGATCGACATCTCGTCGCGTACTGGTCTAAACGACCTGCTGTTCCGCGCTAACCCATATGCAAAGAACCAGTCTAACGCGGACTTCCTTGCGGCGCTTATCGGGGGCCCTGCATGGTCTACGGGCAATCAGTTCTTAAGCGGCCTTACTGAGATGAAGAAGGCGGCGTTGGGTCAGGGCGGCGACTTCGAGCGCGGTCTAGAAAATATGCTGCCCCCGCTGCCACGCAACACGCTGCAAGCAATCCGCTTCGCAAATGAAGGCGCACGTACCCGCCGCAATGACCCCGTGCTGAACGAACTGTCGCCGGGCCAGCTACTGTGGAAAATCACAGGCTTCAAACCTGCTGAACTCGCACAGCGCGAAGAGATTACTCGTGGCTTCGCTCGTATGGATAAGGCCGCGGCACAGGAAAAGACACTGCTGCTTAACCGCCTCAATCTGGCAATGTCCCAAGGCGACCGCAACGAGGTAGAGGCAGTACGGCAAGACATCCGTGCGTTCAATGAAAAGGTACGCGCTACGACCCCCAAGATGCAGATCACTGCGGATACGATCAAGTCTTCGGGTAAGTCCTTCGAGCGCGTCTCCGAACGCACCCACAACGGTGTGACGTTCAACCCTGCTACGGAATCGTACTTCACGTCCCTGCTTCGCGAATACGGAATCGACTAAAGAAAAGGCCCCAGCGCTGCGAACGCTGGGGCTAGTAGGCGAGCAGTGGGTCTGGAGAACCCTGTGGCAGGGAGATAGCCACAGCCGCTCTATATCATGTGGTTCTCCATATGCGAAGCCCCAATTTGTAGTCTTCGATACAAACCCTAGTGGTCACTATCCAACCAAACATATCGGCTATTTCTATGACCTGCTTTTTGCAGGTGTCCACATTCATGCAGGGCACAAAGATAGACGCGCCGATATCCATATCCTCCCAGCTTACTGTGATAACTAAGCCGTCAGGTTCTAGATCACGTAATCTCCGCACCATCCACGTGGTCCTTGATTGCAAAATCCACGACGATAGCATCAGCGGGCGGTAGGCTCATGTGAGTGCCTTTGCCCAGACGAACCTTAACCTTCTGTGCCCCCATCTTGTTTTTAAGTTCTTCGGTAAAGGAACTGTAGTTGATCTGCTGCTCAGTGCACCATTCCCGCAACGGTTTCGGCACAAGGAACAACTTCTGCAGGTCTGTCTCGTACCGTGCCACAAAGTTAAAGCGTGGGCGGGCTTCCGGCACAATGATACTATCCAGCCCATTGCCGTGCTTGCTGCGCAGGTCTTCTGTGCTCTTGATCTGCAGCACTTGGTCGATGTGCTCCAGCACGTAGGAGTTCAAAATATCCGGTGCAGAGGCGGACATATCAGTCATCGCGCTGTTGTTTGACTTCAACAGATCATTCACGAGGAACTTGAACATACCCTTGGGGTCATAGTTCAGAAGGCCGATCTTGTTGCAGATTAGCAGGGCTGTGAGGATGGCGGCAGCGCCCGCGGACCAGAAACGATTAGCAGCGACGAGGTTTGCGGCATCGTCAATCTTCTCCTGCATCTTCTCGTAGAGACCACGCACTTCTTCGCGATGCTCAATGACATACTGAGCAAATACTGGACCCGCATGGCCGTAGGTATTCATAATCTTTTTAGCTAGCGCATCAGTCACGGGCTTGCTGATGTCTTTGTGCGGTTTCACACTGTGTTCAAGAATACGCATGGCCTCGGCGTTTGGGTCAGCCTTGATTGCACGTATCTTCTCAATGAGCGAGGCGTTCGCGGAGGTAACGCAAATAAGCTTCCAAGGCGCTCCGCGATGCCGTTCTGTGTTAGACCCAGAACTCATACGTGCCCGCTGCCGCCCACCGGACACTTGGTAAAGCAAATCCGAAAGTTCTTTCGGCGAAGCGTTGGTAAGTTCGTCGATAAGCAACGGCAGGTGCTGCCAGATCTCACCACGGCTCATCCTAGCATTCTGCGTATCGTTTTCCTGCAGGGTATACGCATCGGGGTTCCCCCAGACGGACGCCGCCGAAAACATTGCGGTACTCTTACCAAGCCCTGATACGCCCATGAGGTGAATTGTCAGACAGTGCACCGCAGAGAACGGCATAAGGATAGAGCCAAACCCTGACAAGAGCACCGCCTGATGGATCTCCATTCCGGGGCGGTTGTAGAATTCCATAAGCGTTACCCAATCAGCCAGCGTCCCGCGCTGTGTAAACACGTGAAAGTGTTCTGCGGTTGAAGATGATGGTGGGTTGTAGTCCAGCCCTGTAGCGGTGATAGAAGTATCCCCGACAATAAACGCAGTCATGTCTTCGTCAGTCCAACCGAACTGCCGCCGTGCTTTGATAGCTTCGATGTTTGCTTGCAATTCATGTATCCACTGTGTTGTGTAAATCATAAGCGCTTCTAGGTCTTTACCCCACACAGTGATGCCCTGCTGAGATAGGTACTTCCTGAAGTCTTCCCGTGAGGTCACGGCAGTCAGGGGCACAGTAAACTCGCGGGGCACATCGCGGGGGAGGTGCAGTTTCATAGCCACAACTTCACCAAGGTCGGGGTCATTCAGGCGGTGCGTAACGTACAGATCATTATGGTAGATGCACCGTTCGACAATCTCGCCTTCATCGTCGGTAGCGCGGATGTACACGCCGCCCTTGGCCCCACGGAAGTAAGGAGCAGGGTACTTAGGGACAACGTGTATCTTCTCACCAGCCTTAGTCCGCACGACTAACTGGTTATCTTTCTCCTCCGCTTCAACCACGTGCTGACCCAGAGTAATCGGTGACTTGATCTTACCGAAATGCGGGCAACCTTCGCAGCCGCCCGGATTGTATTCCTCGAAGCGAGTGCAGAGATACGGCCCCTTGATGCGGTCCATCTTCTCTTCGGTTTCGACAGGGTCATACTCAGGATGCCCAGAGGATATCTTATGCGCCGCCTTACCCCCATCGCTGCAGAACTTGGCAATCGACAACCCTGCCCGCCACATGGGCTCAGGAAGTTCAGCGCGGTTCTGGAAGATATAGGCAAGCTGAGCGCAGCCTTTACCCGCTGCAGTCTTAGCCATAATTGTCTTGAACACACTCTCGCGGTTGGCAAGCAGGGCGCTCATAACGGCATCGGTCTCACGGGGAACATAGGCGCGGGGCGTAAACACGGGGGTCTCAACACCCGCCAAAATCCCCTCTACTTCGCTTACTGACACACTGTTTACACTATCGGTCAGAAAATCCACGGGGAGTGCGGGGTCAGCCTTGTGGTTATGGGTGCTAGGGACACGCAATATGCGGGCACCATCGGCGGTCACAACAGGGTCGGCTTTGAGGTTTTGAGTAACGCAAGCCTGTTTAAGCTTAAGCGCCAGCTTGTACCAGTCAGGATATGAACATGGCGTAGTTAACATCCAATAAACGTGTACGCCACGCCCTGAGTTTATCATCACAGGCTTGGGCATCTTGGTAGCTTTGCAGAAGTCCCGCAAAGCCGAAATCGCTGCGGCCTGTGACGGATAGTCTTTCCCCGGACCACAGTCGAGGTCGAGGTACAGCGAATGCAGGGTGTCGATATTGTCTACCTTGCGAGAGACAGCTTCCCTGAACGTAGCCAAGGCAAAATAGGCATCGTAACCCTCGGCGTCGAAGTTCGCCGCTGCGTCGATAATATCGCGCTTAGAAGTGTAGAACTTCTGCAGCTTCTTGCCATCGCTAAGTCGTGACGCAAAGACGCAGTAAAATCCCGTGTTCCCCAGAGCGCGTTCTAGAAATTCTAGTGTTTCCATGACCGCTTGTTCCCATCTACGAAATGGGCGGGGACAGTCCCCGCCCACAATGCTTACCGAATCGTGAGAAGATTAGTCATCCCACTCATCGACGATGCTTGCAAGATCATTGTCAGCGACCTCTGCTTTCGGCGCGGCCTTCTTGGCTGCAACGACAGGCTCTTCAATTTCTTCCTCAACCGTTACAGGCTTCGCCTTGGCCTTCGGCTCTTCTTCGATCTCAAACTTGTCCTTGTAGGCGTTGAACGGTTTGGACCCTTTCGGCTCGGCATTCTTAACGCCATCAGTCTGCGAGACGGTCAGGGTGATTGCCTTGATAGCTTCGGGGCTATCTTTTGCATCCACAGCAACGCGCAGTTCTGCTTCGGTCAGGGGGCGCACGGGCTTAAAGAACAGTTTCGGCCCTTCAGAGTTTTCGTCAAAGGACATCTGTGTCACCACGGCGATAGCCGGAGTTTTGTGCGCCTGTAGGTGACGAGCGTAGGCTTGCATCCCCATCTGCGGACCCTTGGCTTCGCCAAAGATCGACGTAGCCGGAAGCTGCAGTTGGTAGACCTTGTCCAGTTCACCTTCGATAGCCACAGCCAGACGCTGGTTAAAGCGGCAAGCGCGGCCCGCACCTGCGCTAGCGGAGCCTTTGATGTTCATCGGGCAAGTAGCACACTTGTCAGACATACGCTGTGCAGCGGGAACTTCCGGCGCGGGGGTTTGGGTATCGGCGCTCCAGCAGGAGGGCGGTGCGGCTTTATCAGGGTCATAAGTACCTTCGAAGTAGGTACGAGAGATACGCGCTGCGTTCAGGATAACGATGTTCATCGAATCATCCTTCGACACAGCAACCTGCTCACCACCAGCATACTGACGGAAACGACCGCCACGGATGCTGATACGATTGCCGCCACCGCCCACGCTCCCTGCGAGGTTGGTGTTCATATCCTGCAGGGATTTCAGCAGGTCAGAGTTGACGAGGCTGTTGCCTCCAAAGAGGGTCATCTCACTCACGGTGTTCTCCTAGATTTTTAGACCGTTTGGTCGGGGGTTGTGCTCAGTGCTTCATCAATCATCGGGATGCGGAAACGATAGGTGTTCCCAACTTTGATGTAAGTAGTCTTGGGGATGTCCCCATTGCGTATCCACGCACGGATGGTCGAGATGGATACGGTAAAATGCTTCGCCACTTCTTCAATCGTGGAGTAGGGGCTCTTTTCTTGGTCTGTCATGCTTTCCTCACGGAGATGTTGTACTCCGCATCCACGTTAAGGCCGGGAGGCAGGAGATCAGGGTTTTGATCAAGGAACTCCTTCACTGCCGACTGGTTCAGACGCTTCTCAAAGAACTCAGGGACAGCGTGTTCCATGATGAACTTGTGCATGGACTCCCAATCGCCAGTCCAATAGCGCGTCTTAACAGTGCGATAGAAAAGGCCGTGCTGCGTCCTTACGCTCTCCACGCCGTGTTCCTTGCAGTACTCTAGCAGACCTTGCTTAACCTTATCAAGCTGTGCTTGCAGTTCTTTGTCTTGCTCATCAAATGCGGCTTTGATCTCTGCCCGTTTGTCGCGGATGCGGGTGTAAATCTTAACCATGCTATCGACAGGTATTGCCATGCGGTGTTCTCCAGTGGTGATTTGTTAGTTATAGTGACTAACTTTGTGTTAGTCAATCAGATCATTATAGAGGTCGATAAGTTTTGAGTGCACGTCGATCTTCTGGTCCAGAAGTTGGTACACCCGCGCCTCTACGGGAGAACCTACCAACTGCACGATTGTGCATTTGTTTACTTGACCAGCGCGGTGGATACGGGCGTTGGCTTGCGCGTAGGTCTCTAGGGATGGGGTCGGGCCCCACCACACAATGGTATCGGCAGCGGTTAGCGTAACGCCGTGTGCAGCAGCTTGGGGTTGGATCACCAGCACACGGGGGCTCTTGGTAGATTGGAACCTGTTAATGATGTCAGTGCGTTTGCTGGCGGTTACATCCCCACGTATGATCTCGGCGTCGATACCGTCCTTACGAAGCTTCTCGGTGACAAGGTCGATGGCGTGTTTAAACGGCACAAAGATAAGTACTTTGTTGCTTGTCTCGTCGATCACTTCTTTGAGGACGTTGTAGCGGTTGGAGATGTCGAAGTTGATGGCATCCCCGTCCTCGTTGTACACCGCACCTGCAGAAATCTGGAGCAGCTTACTCATCGCCACTGCAGCGTTCACCGCAGTCACACGGGTCGAGGCCAACTCCATAGCCAAGTTCTTTTTGAGCAGTGTGTAGTAATGCTTCTGCTGTGCGGTGAGTTCGACTTTGCGCTTGATGTAGGACAGGTCAGGCAGGTCGAGGCATTGGGACTTTAAGAACCTTATAGCAGGTTGCAGTATCCGATAAACTGTGTCCGTAGCCGTCTCCTTGGGTTCCCAGCGATACTGCGAGACGCGCTGCATTACGGTGTCTTTGAAGACATTAAAATTGCGTGGCACGGACGTGCTGTCGATAAGCTTAGCTAAGCCGTAGGAATCAACGGGGCTCTGTGCTGCCGGAGTACCCGTCATAAGCCACAACCACGTGTCAGGGGTCACCAGCTTGTTCAGCACCTTCCACCGCTTACTCTGCGCATTCTTATAGTGCGTAGCTTCATCGACGATGATCAGGTCGAACCCACCCTTGGCGATGTCATCCGCGACGACTTCTACGCCGTCATAGTTAATAACCACAAACTCAGTATTCTGTGCGAGGATGGCGCGGCGCTTCTTAGCTTCGCCGTGGGCAACAGCAATGGTGCGGTGCATCGCAACGCTGAACAAGTCGGCCCGCCATGCACTGTCCATAATAGATAGTGGGCAGATAACCAGCACACGATGGACCTTGCCCTGCCGCATAAGAAAGTCTGCGGCCCAGATGGCGCTGGCGGTTTTGCCCGTGCCCTGCTCGTTAAAGCAGAAGGCGCGTTTGTTGAGGGTCAGGAAGCTAGCCGTAGTGCGTTGGTGCGCCATAGGCTTGTATTGGCCCGGCCAGTTGTAGCGTCCCTCAATCGGGGACGGTACTTTTATATTCATGTTCCGCAGGGCAAAGACTTCGTCTACGCCCCATTTGACCAGCACTTCGTGTTGGCTGACCTCGCGGCTCTTCGGGATAACTGCAGTGACTTGTTTCGGGCTGCGTAGCTTAAGAAGCAACGCCTTGCCGTCGATGATCTTCATCGGATTCTCCAGATAGTTTTGTTTTTATTTCTTCTCGCCGGGCTTGTGCCCGTTACGTGCACGGTTCTTTGACGGCGCTTCGAGGATATATCCGTCCTTGTTGCGACCGCCTTTGGCGAGGGCTTTCTTGTGGCTCACATCTTTACCAGTGCGATCCACGCCCTTCTTGTCCAGTTCCCGCCGCGCACGTTGGCGCTCCATGCGGTCTTCATGTTCCCCACGCGACTTTTGCATTTCGTATTCGTGCTTATACGGGCGAGGGGATTTTGTGTAAGGCATGGCTAGTTCCTTCCGTTGTGCGGACATTCTAGCACAGGACAGTGCTGCCGACAAAGCCCAGATGTCTTAGCATTCCAAACATTAGTATCGAAGGCTTTCTCCATCTGTTTGTACTTGCCGATCCACTTCCCCCAGAGGGCGGACTTGTCGTCAGTTTTATACGACTTCATCACAGACGCATTGGCAACTACGAACAGCAGTGCTGCACGGACCTTAGTTATGTTAGGGAAGTGCGCGAACACCGCCAAGGACATCAACTCAAGCTGCCCTTCGTCCGCGTACTTGGCACTCTTGCCCGTCTTGTAATCTATCACGTAAGCACTGGCATCGGCATGGTTGATGATCAACAAGTCGGCGATACCGCGGAACCAAACACGCTCTGATGAGAAGTCGCATGGTTCCAAGTCTGCGGTAAGGCCAAGTTTATACTCGCATAGTTTATCACCTTCCTTGGCGTTCAGTGCTTCAAGCAGCCCGCGGACGTACCAAAACTTCTCTGGAATCGGCACAGCACTCCCAATAAAATCCTCACACGCCTTGTGGAACTCCGTGCCATACAGCATGGCTTCGGTCTCCTGCACGGGATACTGCTTGAGTACCTTCTCGTGGTAGAACTGCTTCGGGCACTGCTCAAAAGCTTTCAGCTTACTGAACGACCAAGGGGCTACACTCATTTTGAGTCAATCGCATCTTGGAGGAAGTTTAAAGAGGTAGCCAACATAGCTAACGCTACCGTCTGCGGGTCCGTTTTGCTATCGAACGCGATGCATTTAATCATTACGAGGCGTTCTACAGTACCTTTCTCTAAGTGGTACGCATATTCTTCACTCATTCACAGTCTCCATAATTCTTGCCTACACCTGCCTCGCAGTTCACGGGCAGACCCTTAGCCCAATCTGGAACCCAACGCATCGACTCCTCAACCCAAGCCTTAGCCTCGGCTACTTCATCGTCGGGAACACAGCAGACAATCGAGTCATGTACAGTTAGCACGGCGCGGTGTTTCTTAGCAATACGCAACATCTGGTCCCCG